GGATATGATATTTTCAAACTCCTTAGCAAAAATGACATGCGGATTATTTTGCTGTTCAGCACTACGATCTACACCTTTGAAGGTGCTAAACACATATTTTTTTGCTTCATGATTCAATAGAATTTCAAATGATATTTCATTTTTTTCGCACATTTCCCAAAGGGCAATATCTAATACTTTTTGCGTGTACGATTCATCAGCTATAATATTTATTCCTTCATTTATGCCTAAAACCAAATTTGGTATGATACGTGACGGACTAGATGTATTGATACAATTAATTCGTACAAATTCTTTAAGTACATCCTCTATGTTACCTTGAAAACGTTGTTGTGTAATAATCCATCGCCAACTTGTAAAAATGCTGAGAGAATAAGCAATAACTTTAATCATTGTTTTTTCTTCATCCTCAAATTCAGCAGTTTCAATGATATACCCTCTGTTTAGATCATCAGAACGTACAAGGATCCGTAGCTCTTTTGATAATTCATTTTCGTTAACAAGTAGTAATTCAGCGTTTTTTCTATTGCCTTCCACAGTTAATAAACAAAGGGAGTGAGCATAATACTTCGACTGAAATTCTACTTCTTCGTAAACATCGATTGTGGCTAGCCTATTAAAATTAATATCAAATATATATAATTCAATATCTTGCATTACATCACACTCCCACAAAACGATCTCTGAATTTCATACGTACTTCTAAATTGTCGATACCCGATGCAGCATCATACCGAAAAAGATTATCTCCAGGTGCTAACTGCAGGAACTTAGAAAGCAAATCCACTTTATTAAAAATGTTTGTTTGAACATTGTTCCGAATCAAGATCACTGATTTCTGACCTGTCATTGTATTAACTCTTATAACATCTCCGCCAATCATATCCGTGTTGAGCTTGAAAGTTTCATAGGTATTTACATTAATTAATGATGGTTTTGATAGGCTAGCAAGGGCTTTAAATTCTATAATCATTCCTGTTTCATTATCACCATCATTAGGCACATTTTTGATTAAAGATGGATTACGATAGCCCATTTCAATACCGCCCTCCACAATCTCAAGAGAAAACTCAAATGCAGGTATCCAAGACGCTACTTCTTCAACTGTTTCTAAGGTTGAGTAGATAAAAGGATCATCACAAGTGAATTGTATTAACCCTTTTTGCCATGCCCTGTTATCATTTTCAAATCCTTGTGGAAGGCTAGGTGTACCTTCTGCATTCGCATTTACATAGTAGGATTCTCCGCCTTTTGTTTCAAAATCTAATCGAATAGGATTTTGCTTTGGATTAAAAACCTTAAATAATTCCCTACGCCTTTCTTCCACCCACCATTTATCTTGGTAATCGTTATAGATGAAAAAAGCTAAATCAAAATCACGTACTTCCAAACGAGAATTTTGGTAAGTGGCTCCATCCATTGTGGAAGACGAATAATTAACGGCTGCTGTTAAATTACTTAGATCAAAACCTTCAATTAAACGAAAATGACGACCGAATATAATCGAGTCGCCATTACGATTAGTCGCCTTTAATGTTTTTACAATCAAGTCGCCACCTCCTAATAATTCAATTGGAACGCTAATCGTTTGAGCATTTTTTCTGATGCTCTACTATTGTCATTCGCTCCCCCATGATTATGAATCACTGGCGCAAATGTTTTTCGGTTGTCTATAGTAGTTGTAGAAGATGAAATTGTGTTTGCATTTGCCTGTGACTTAGCACGATTACTAGCAAGTGATCCATGTACATTGCTTACGGCATCTGATAACCGTTGTGAAGATTGAGCAACCTTATGAATCATTTCGTCCATACCTATAATTAGACCTTGTCCGATGTTCATACCGAAACCTTTCATTACGCGGCTTGGACTATGGATATCTAGGGCTTGCTGAATAGTGGCTGAAATAGCATTAGCAATTTGTTGAGCCTTAGAAACCAATGGCCCCTCCATGCTTGCTAAACCATTGAGCAGTCCTTGGCCGGCATCTACTCCAATTTGTTGTAGCGATGATAATTCGCTGGAAGTGGCACTTGTAATACTCTTTATTTTTAAACTCCACTCCGTTTTTAACTTATCAAGTTGTTTTGAAGCAACTTCACGTAAAGCAATGATTTGTTTGTCTGTATCTTCCTTCATTCCTGCTAACTCTTTTTCGGTTTGCTGTCTAGCTAATGCGGATTTTTCTTGATAAAGAGAACTGTATTGCGTCAATTGTTCGTTTGTAAGTTGATTAAGTGCCATTAGCTCTGGTAAAGCCTTAACACCTAGATCACTTAATTCTGCTAACAAATCTGCATCTATATTACGTGATGAAAGCTTTGCGAATTCTTCCTGCCATAACTTGAAACCATCAACCTGAGACTGTAAATTACCGAGTAATTCAGTACCACTATTTCTAATTTCTATTTTAAACTCATCAAACAATCCAGCGAATGACATCAAAGAAGATTGTCGCTTAGTAAACGCGTCTTCATAAGCTTTTGTTAAATCATTTTCTTGTTTTATCAGATCATCATTTATTTTTTGCATCTGGGATTGATAGTCTTGGTTAATTGCTAGTATTTCTTTATTTACTGTTTCGACAGCCTTTTGATATTCCTTTTGGGCTAAAATACGTTCTTTCGAGCCCTCAGCAAATAACTCTATTGATTGCTCCCAAATAGCAGCTTCTTGAACCACAGACATTTCATCTAACGACTTTTTATCATCAATAAATTTTTTGATGACCTCAAGATATTCTTTTTCCGACTTCTCTACTAAAGCTTTATATTTCTTTTGGAATTCAACTTCCGATTTCATTTTATTATCTCTGTATGAAGCTTCTAACAATGCAATATCTTGCTTTTCTTTTTGCGTCAATGCACGTTTTTTCTTAGCTGCATTACTCTGTATTTTGTAAATCTTTTCTAAGGTTTTATCATTTTTATCCTCGTTTTTCTTGTTGAATTCATCAATCAAATTCAAGTATTCCTTTTGATATGACTGCGAGACAGCAAGGATACCATTACCGATATTCTCCATTGCCTTATTAACTTCTGGTGCAGAACTATCTAAACCAATTACGAGTCCTTCACCTGTCCACAATCCTATTTGTTTGAATACCCTTGATGGTGAATGGATACCAAGTAACTTTTTAGCTGTGCTGACTACGCCATCCACAACACCTGTAATTGATTCAATTGCATTTGCTGTCATGGCGGATATACCTTTGATAAGACCGTTAATTATATCTTTACCTATTCCAGTAAATTGTTCAGGAAGTGATTTAATTTTATTGATTAGTCCATCTTTAATTTCATTCATTTTGTTTAGGACATTGGTTTTCATATTTGAAATGATGTTCACAAAATTGGTTGCCAAATTCTTCACAAAATTAATGACTGATGTAACCATGTTCGAAATGGTACTACCGGTGTTAGTAGCTAAATTCTTAAAGAAATTCAGTACAGCTGAAGAGAAATTAGAAACTGTGGAAGACACTTTTGAACCCATAGAAGTAAAGAATCTTGCAATGTCATCCCACATGCTTTTTAGGATATTTACCCCTGTCTTAGCTAAATTCATTACGATTGTTTTAATACCACCAAAGAACGATAGAGTCATCCATCCAACAACTAAATCAATGGCTCCTTTAAAGATTTGTTTAACACCTTCCCACATCTTGCTAAAGTCGCCTGTAAACAAACCACTAAATACTTTAATAGCACCCATGATGATATTTAAGGCACCATCTATCACCTGTTTAATGGCATTCCACACTGTTTCAATTACAAACTTTACAGCAGGCATGACAAACTCGATAACAGCCTTAATGCCATTAAATACATTCTCTACTGCCTTTAAAATTTGAGTGCCATTCTCATCCCAAAACTGCTTTATTTGAGCTATTTTTTCGCCAATAAAAGAAGCCACTGTTTCAAATACAGTGACTGCTACATCCCTAATCGCTTGGAATACTTTATTTACGTTTTCTCTAAATGTTTCTGAATCATGATACGCTGCTACAAGGGCGATACCTAGACCTACTATTGCAGCCACTACTAAAGTAATCGGAGATGCTATTGCTCCAATTATCGCTGCTAATGCAGGCCATGCGGTGACGAGTCCTCCAATAGCAGGCATTAATGCAGCAAAAGCTCCTACAAGTATTCCAATTACAGTCACAATAGCTACGATTGCTGCAGTTAACGCAGCATTATCTGATACCCATTGAGCGATTTTGGATGCAAAATCTGCAATTGCTGTTAACACTGGTTTCAAAGCATCTACTATCTTTATTAGTGCTTCGCGTATATTTACTAATGCGTCTGCGTTAATCGTGCTAATTGCTTCTTGTAACGTTTGTTGGTTTTTAACAGTTTTGTCTTGAGCATCTGCAACACCTTGGAAAATCTTAATCATATTGTCGCCTTGATCTTCAGCTTTTGTTCCAAATACAGCAACTGCTAATGCATTTCGTAATGACCCGTCTTCAATTGTTAATAACCAATCAGAAACTTCACCCATCGCTTGTGCACCTTCCTTACCTCCTGCTACGACAGATTTCCCCCATTCCTGCATTTGTTTTGTTGATATATCTGTTTTAGCCAAAAGGTCAGATAATGCTTTTGGAACTTCTTCTCCAAATGATCTCATTTGTAGGTTTGCTTCTTTAACTCCATCATTTAAGTTATCAATATTCCAAGTTTTTAAGTCTACACCCTTTTCAAAGATAGCTTGAATTTCAGCTGTAGAAAAACCAATTTGTTTCATTTGTAATCCGTATTCGGCAATTGTATCCAATTGTTCTGGTGGAAACCCTACTTTAAGTAATGCGTTCGTTAGCTCCAAAGCTTCTTTATTTGGAATTTGTAACGAAGAACCAATCTCATTAATTTCTTGAATTAGTTCAATAAAATCAATTCCTTCATAAGTCTTAGCAACTACTGCTGCACCTTCCGCAATCGATCTATTAGTTTCGTCACTCGCATCCTTATTTAACGCCCATTGTCTCCGAACCCCTTCCAAAGCCTCTTCGCCATCTACACCGTAAACTTCTATCTGTTTAATTGCATTAAAAACAGATTCTTTGCTCTCCTCTGGTACGTCAAAAGCAATATCAATTTTTGTATTTAAACTCGATAAATCTAGAGCCTGTTGAACGGTTCCAGCAATTCCTCCACCTGCTGCTAATCCTGCAACGACACCTGATAATTCTTGGCCAAAACCATTTACAGCTTCCTCTGCTTGATTTGCTTCTTGCGTGATTCTTGCTAAATCTTGTCTCACGGTATCGAGATTAGCACCTTCAGCAGCACGTCTAAGTGCCTGTCTCATTTGGTCAA